TTGGTGGCCTGTTTGCTGTTTGCTGGGAGGGGTAGGGCCTGACGGCAGCCGGTCACTAGCGAGATGGTTTCACGAACAATTTTTTATTTTTTTTGCATATCGCTTGACTACATTATGGCAATAAACTAATATGCCGATATGTCTGTACTCTCAATACCTTTTACACCTCGTGAAATTAAGGCAACCGAATCTAGGCTACAAGCCATTTATGATGCGGCTAAACTTGGTTTGAAGAATGACAACTTGGCTTTAGCTGCAGGTATGTTGCCCACTGAATTTAGGCAACTATGCCAATTAGATCCAGCCGCAGAGATGGCAGCTCAAAAAGGTAAGTCAGATGGCGAACGGGAAATGGCAGAAGTTTTAATTGAATCTGCTAAAACGGATAAAGATCCTAAGTCAGCCCTGGCAGTATTGCAACATATTCATGGGTGGACGGCTAAGACTGAGATAAGTGTAGACGTCTATCAGAAGATTAGTATTTCTCAAGCGCTTCAAGATGCTGAAGCTAGAATCATAAAAGGTACCGTCATAGATGCAAACACCGATCTATAATTCGGACGAAGAACAAGAATTGATGACGCGCCTTTGGGCGCCACAAGTAAAAGACGATCCTCTAGCGTTCGTGATGTTTACATTTCCATGGGGTCAAAAAGGTACACCGCTTGAACACTTCAGTGGGCCAAGAAAATGGCAACGAGAGATCCTTCAAGATTTAAGTAATCATATTAAAGAGAATCAAGGCAAACTAGACTTTGATACTTTTAGACAAGCGGTCAGTTCAGGTCGTGGTATTGGCAAATCGGCATTGGTCAGTTGGGTCGTGATATGGATGTTAACGACTAGAATTGGATCAACCACGATTGTGTCAGCTAATAGTGAAGCGCAGTTAAGATCAGTCACTTGGGCTGAGATTACTAAATGGTTAAGTATGGCGATGAACAGTCATTGGTTTGAGGTAAGTGCGACAAGGGTGCTACCGGCGAAATGGCTGACTGAATTAGTAGAACGCGATCTAAAAATGGGTACAAGATATTGGGGTGTGGAAGGTAGATTATGGTCGGCTGAGAATCCTGACAGTTATGCAGGGGTTCACAACTTTGAAGGTGTGATGCTCGTATTTGATGAAGCATCAGGTATTGATGATTCGATATGGAGTGTTGCAGCAGGGTTCTTTACGGAAAATACACCAAATAGATTTTGGTTAGCATTTAGTAATCCACGACGTAACTCTGGTTATTTTTATGAAGCGTTTAATAATAAGTGTGAGTTTTGGCGGAATATGATTGTAGATGCTAGAACAGTTGAAGGTACTGATAAAGCTATTTATCAACAGATCATAGATGAGTATGGCCAGGATTCAAGTCAAGCACACGTTGAAGTGTATGGACAATTTCCGAATGCAAGTGATGATCAATTTATACCTAGTCATACTGTGGATGAAGCGATGGATCGCCCACGGTATAAAGATAATACTGCACCGATAATTATTGGTGTTGATCCTGCACGATTTGGTGCTGATGCAACTGTGATCGCTGTACGTCAAGGTCGCGACATTGTGGAAATTAAAAGACATCGCGGGGACGACACAATGGAAACAGTGGGTCGGGTCATTGAAGCGATTGAACAGTATAAACCAGCGCTCGTTGTGATTGATGAAGGTGGACTAGGTGCAGGTGTGTTAGATAGGTTAAAAGAACAAAAGTATAAGGTACGAGGTATAAACTTTGCAAATAAATCAAAAAATCCTATGATGTATGGTAATATGAGAGCGCAAATGTGGGGTACCATGAAAGACTGGTTAAAATCAGCAAGTATTCCAAATGATCGCTATTTGAAAACGGATCTAATTTCCCCGTTGATGAAACCTGATTCTAAAGGTACAATATATTTAGAAGGTAAAAAAGAAATGAAAGCACGCGGATTAGCGTCACCTGATGCTGCCGATGCAATTTGTGTTACGTTTGCGTTTCCTGTAGCACATCGTGAGTATGTAGAAAAAAACATACGAAGATCATATCAAGGAAACGGTGTACTTACATCATGGATGGGATCATAAATGGCAACTAAGAAACATGACAAACCAATTCCTCGAACCACACAAGGTAAAGGCGCAAACTATAAGCCAACCGAAAAAGGCGCAGGTATGACAGCTAAAGGTCGCGCTGCATATAATGCAAAAAATAATGCAAATTTAAAAGCACCCGCACCAAACCCAAAAACAAAATCTGATGCAGGACGTAAGAAATCTTTTTGTGCTAGAATGTCAGGTGTAGTTAAGCACGCAAAAGGCGATGCACCTCGTGCAAAAGCCGCTCTTAAAAGTTGGAACTGTTAAAAGGAAAATAAAATGGCAAAACCCGGATTGTATGCAAATATTCACGCAAAAAAGGCACGTATAGCTGCGGGATCAGGCGAAAAAATGCGACCTGTAGGATCTAAAGGCGCACCAACAGCTAAACAATTTAAACAAGCAGCAAAAACAGCTAAAAAAGGAAAATAAAATGCCACTTAAAAAATCTACAAGTGCTAAAGCTTTTAGAGAAAATGTAAAAGCTGAAGTAAAATCAGGCAAACCAGTTAAACAAAGCGTTGCAATTGCATACAGTGTTAAAAGATCAGCAGCTAAAAAAGGTAAAAAATGCGATTAAAACCACTAAGTGATTGTGTTTTAGTTAAGCAAGACGTAGAAAAATTATCTAGTATTATTATTGTAGAAACTAACAAAAAGCTATCAACAGGTGTTATAGTAGCCGTTGGTCAAGGTAAGAAGTTACCTAATGGTAATATAGATGAAATGTATTTAAAAGTAAACGATCATATTATGTTCGGTGAATATTCAGGACAGCCCGTAACCGTAGATGGTGAATCTTATTTAATAATGCGTCAACCAGACGTCATAGGGATATTAGATGAATGATGAAATGAAAACAGTAGGTAGAGTTGCAGATAGTGATGATCGTGATTTAATATCCACAATGAAAAGCCGCTTTACTATGGCGGTTTCTGCATATTCTGAATCTCGCGAAGATGAATTAGATGATTTAAGATTTCAAGCGGGATCACCAGATAATCAATGGCAATGGCCAGCGGATGTTTTAGCAACACGCGGTTCGGTTCAAGGTCAAACCATTAATGCTCGCCCATGTTTAACCATTAATAAATTACCCCAGCACGTAAGACAAGTCACTAACGATCAACGTCAAAATAGACCTTCAGGAAAAGTTATTCCTGCTGATGATAAAGGTGACATTGAAGTTGCTGAAATATTTGAAGGCGTTGTACGCCATATTGAATATATTTCAGATGCTGACGTTGCTTACGATACTGCTTGTGAAAATCAAGTTACCTATGGGGAAGGCTATTTCCGTATTCTCACTGAATATTGCGACGACAATTCATTCGATCAAGACTTACGCATTGGCCGCATCCGCAATTCCTTCAGTGTTTATATGGATCCTACTATTCAAGACCCATGCGGCGCTGATGCTGAATGGTGTTTTATTACAGAAGATTTAACTAAAGATGAATATGAACGTCAATTCCCTGATGCCATGCCTTTATCAGTAATGATGCAACAAGGCGTTGGCGATCAATCAACATCACAATGGCTTTCAGAAAATACAGTACGTATTGCAGAATATTTTTATTATGAGCATACGCCAACAACATTAAATCTATACGCAAACAATATTAATGCACTTGAAGGTACACCTGAAGATAAGCAAATGAAAGCTTTAGGTATGAAACCTATTAAAACACGCACCGCAGATGTTAAAACAGTTAAGTGGTGTAAAACAAACGGATTTGAAATGTTAGAATCACGCGATTGGGCAGGTAAATTTATTCCTGTTATTCGTGTTGTAGGTAATGAATTTGAAGTAGATGGACGTCTATATGTATCAGGTTTAGTACGTAATGCTAAAGATGCACAACGTATGTATAACTATTGGGTATCACAAGAAGCTGAAATGTTAGCACTTGCACCTAAAGCGCCGTTTATTGGTTATGGCGGTCAATTTGAAGGCTACGAAAACCAATGGAAAACAGCTAATACTACTAATTGGCCATATTTAGAAGTTAATCCCGATGTAACAGATGGAAATGGTGCAGTATTGCCATTACCACAACGTGCTTTGCCGCCTATGGCACAAACTGGATTAATACAGGCAAAAATGGGCGCGTCAGATGATATTAAAGCTACAACAGGTCAATATGATTCAAGTTTAGGTGCTACAAGTAACGAACGATCAGGCCGTGCAATTTTAGCGCGCGAAAAACAAGGCGATACAGGTACCTATCATTTTGTTGATAATTTATCTCGTGCTATTAGATATGGTACGCGTCAATTAGTAGACTTAATACCAAAAATATACGATACACAACGTATTGCGCGTATTATTGGTATTGATGGTGAAACAGGTATAGCTAAAATAGATCCTAATCAACCCGAACCAGTCAGAAAAGTTGTTGATGAAACAGGTGTTGTTATTGAAAAAATATACAATCCTAGCGTTGGTAAGTATGATGTTTGTGTAACAACAGGCCCAAGTTATATGACTAAACGTCAAGAATCATTAGATGCTATGAGCCAACTATTACAAGGTAATCCTCAATTATGGGCTGTTGCTGGCGATTTGTTTGTTAAAAACATGGATTGGCCAGGCGCGCAAGAGATGGCTAAACGATTTGCTAAAACTATTGATCCTAAGCTATTAAGTGACGATGATAAAACGCCTGAGCTACAAGCTGCTGAACAACAAATTCAAGCTATGGCTCAAGAATTAGATCAATTACATGGCATGATGGAAAATGTTAGCAAGTCTATTGAAGTACAAGACATGGAACGTAAAGATTTTGAAGCTCAAATTAAAGCTTTTGATGCTGAAACTAAACGATTAGCTCAAGTACAAGCTAATATGTCACCTGAACAAATACAAGATATAGTAATGGGTACGGTTCATGGTATGATTACAAGTGGCGATTTAGTAAACCAAATGCCAGGGCAAAATCGTGAAATGTTAGATCAAATGCCAGAACAAATGCCAGAACAAATGCCAGAACAAATGCCAGAACAAATGCCAGAACAAATGCCAGAACAAATGCCAATGGATCAAGGAGTGCCTTTATGAGTTGCGAAAATTTTATAGGAACGCTATTTTTAGCTAGAGATGTTACGCATTCTGTTCACTTAAATACTAGAAGTTATGCAAAACATAAAGCTTTACAAAAATTTTATGAAAATATTATTGATCATGCAGACGCGTTTGCTGAAGCATATCAAGGTAGATATGGTTTAATAGGCCCTATTTCCTTACAATCAGCTAAAAAAACTACTAACATTATTGAATTTTTAGAAAATCAATTAAAAGAGATTGAATCAACAAGATACAAAGTTTGTGATAAAGACGATACCCCTTTACAACAACTTATAGACAACATTGTAGAGTTATATCTAACTACACTTTATAAACTTCGCTTTTTAGCATAAGGATTTAATTATGGCCGTTAATTTAAGTTTTTTAGCTGGCGCCGGATGGCAATTTTTTGATAATAGTGGTAATCCTTTAACTGGCGGAAAGTTATACTCATATACTGCAGGCACGACAACGCCTGAACCTACTTACACTACTATTAGTGGTTTAACTAATAATAGTAACCCTATTATTCTTGATTCAGCAGGTCGCCCACCTAGTGAAATTTGGTTAACAGATGGTATTAAATATAAATTTATTTTATATACTTCAGACAATGTTTTAATTGGATCTTACGATAACATAAGTTCTATTGGCGATTTTACTTCAATTTTTGCTGCATTAGCTAATACAACTGACGTAAATAAAGGTGATGCTTTAGTTGGATTTAAACAATCAAATACTTCAGGTGTATACACTAACGCAATTGGACGTACTGTACATGATAAACTTCAAGAATATGTTTCAGTAAAAGATTTTGGCGCTACAGGGGACGGAGTTACGGATGATACTTTAGCTTTTGTAGCCGCAGCTACAGCTACGCCATATATAAAAGTACCTTTAGGTTCATATAAAGTTAATCTTACTACAGGCAATGCAAAAAAAGTATTAGAAGCATTAAATGGAATGCAAACCGATGTACCTTTAACTTTAAATCTTGCAGCTGGCGTATATGAATATGACAGTCTTATTTTAAATGCACAAAACGGAAATAACATAAGTTTAAAAGGTGCGACACCTACAGTAACAAGTATATTAGGTGGGACACCTTCTGTTACTGCAACTAGCTCAACAGGGTATCAATCTACTTATGCCATTACTTTACCTGTATCCGATGCTTCTCAATTTGATAACGGCGATTGGGTTACTGTAAAAACTTTAGGTGTTGATTTAACTTATACTTCTTATGATGAAACTGTAAACGGTGCTAGACATAATGAATTAGATGGCTTTTGGGAAGTTTTATCTGTTAATACATCAGGTACTCATACTATTACATTTAAAAATAAAAGTCGTCAATCAAGTGACCAATTTCCTGGTGCAGGATCTATAGCAGCTGCAACCGCAAATGTAACGGGCGGTAGTATAACTAAACTTTCTACTGTATTTAAGTATTACGGTACTTCAGGAATACAAGTTAAAAGTAATTTTGGCACTTTAGAAAATATAGGCATAGTAGGGGATAACACTGGATCTAATACTATAGGTTTAGACATAGATTCAAGTAATACGTTACCGTCTAATAATTCTAAATCTATAAGCGCATATAATTTAGGTATAGCTAATTTTACTGGCCCTGGATTAAATTGTGATGGCGCTACAGCAACTTTTAGCGGGGATAAAATCTTTAGTAGCGGACATAATACACACGGTTTTAGAATTAGTGGCACTGTAGCTACAATTACTAATTCAATAGCTTCAGGATGCGGGCTTACCGTAGGAAATGGTTTTTTTGGTACAAACGGATCAATAATTTATTGTTCAAACAGTATAGCTAATGGCGTACGTAATACGGGATTTATTGCTAATCGCGTATCTACTATGACAGCTGAATCTTGCGTATCTATTAGTAATGGTAACTATGCAGCGGAAGTTGCGGGTGGATTTAGTGAAGCTGAAGGAAAAGGTTTTGAATCTGAAGCTGGATCTAAAATGTATTGTGATGATAGCGTAGCTATTTTTCAAACTATTATAGGTTTTTATACTTTAGCTGCATCTACAACAACTGCTTTTAGGTGTGTATCTAACGGTCAT